TCAACGCTTCTCTGAAATTGTGTCTTCAAATATCACTGTCTCCATCTGCGGAGGTGCAGTCCATAGACCATCCTTTGCTCGCACGTAGTTTCTGCAAAGACATGCAATTTTGTGATCGGTACCAAGACCAATCTTCAACTTGTCGATCTCTACAATGTTTTCGATGGACTTTGTTGCAAAGCCAGAACTCGAGAGAAGGACACCTCCATCGACAGCTTCCCTTGCGATGGTGTGAACGAACTGATTTATGACTTCGCCGCCAACCCTCTTCCCGGATCGCCAGTGCTTCACTTCAACAAAGAATGTTCGATTTCTAACTCCATCCGAATACTTCACCACGACGTCCTTGCCACCATCACCAGAGCATTGTGTGAGTTCCACACTGAAGCCGAGACCTTCAAAGACTTCGGCAACAAGACGCTCTAAGTCTCGCCACTCTATTTCGTCTAAAGCGGCAGGATGCTTCGCAACTAGGTGGGCTAGCTTTTTGCATAGATCGTCCAGGGCCACTTGAACATGCGCTCTGACGCCGCTTGCGATCAAATCCGCGTCGTCTTCGTCGGACGTGCTCTCTTCTGTGACGTAGTCGTTCTTTCGAATATTCGCGGCAAAAGGACCTTTGGGTCCTTCGACGACTTCAAACTCAATTTTATCGCCCTCACAAAGGTCGTCGAACGGAACGTCCAACAGCTCCATGCCATGGAAAAAGATATCTCTACGTAAATCCGACCTTGCGATGAACCCGTAGCCACTGTCGCGTATTCTAACAACTGTTCCTTGCATTTCACGAATCCATTGACAGTGTCTAAATCAATTTGGCATTTTTGCTTACGGCAGCAACAGTTCAAAAAATTACCCGCAGAAAGGACTCATAGTAATACTCTCGGGTTACGAGTAACCGACGGCATCCGTTACAGCCGTCGAATGTCTCACATGTCCGCTCTGTTGGCCTTCACTATCTGAGAATGCTGCGCGATGCACCAATGGCCGGTCAGGTGAAGCTGCGGCGCAGCGCAAAACCACGGAGCGAACGGCAGGTCTGGGCCGGGAGCGGCGGTGTCGGAAGGCAGAACGTAAGGATTTCACGTCGAGGTATCCCGGTACCCGCTTTCTACACCGCCCGCAGCCGCCCTCTTCCCTGCCGCTCACTCCCGCCCTCTTCGGCGGTCAGGCTCCAGATAAGCCCCTCAACTTCTCCGAGTGGAAGACCTAGCTCTCGCGCGATGTCAGCCTTGGTTACGCGCTCTTGCCAGAGCATCGTAAGCACCTGGCGCCAGACCTTTGACTTCTCACGGTCGATGCCGATCGGCTCACCGGTACGGTAGCCGCGCTTTGTCAGGTCGATGCAAATCGACTTGTACTGCCATTCCGAAAGTCGCTTCAGTTGATGAAGACGGTAAGCCATAGCCATTGCCGAGACGCGCCATCGGGCCTTTGCGCGAATGACGGTATCGGTCGTCACTCGCCTCGGGATGCGGGCTATGACATCTTCGGCGGGCATCAGGAACGCCGAAGCAAAGGCGTTTGCCTCTCGCTCTACATTTCTTCCCTTCTTGGGGTCGCCATGCTTGTGCATGGCGAGGTGAGCCAGTTCATGCGCGGCATCAAAACGACTGCTTTCGGCGGTCTTGAAATTGTTCAGGAACATATACGGCTTGCCTCCGCGCCAGAAAGAGAAGGCGTTGACCGACGCGGTGTTCTCGGTAAGCGAGAACAGACGAATTCCTTTGACTTCCAGAAGCGCCATAAGGTCAGCGATGGGTTGCTGCCCAAGCGACCATTGTTGCCGCATGTGAGACGCTGCAACCTCGGGGTCGCTTTCGTAAGACAGATCGATCAGGTCGGGCTCCGGCAAGCCAAATCGCTCCTCGACCCATCCGCTCAGCATCAGCCCCACCGATCCGGCACCAAGAGACGCATCGCGCTCCTTGGCCGTCATCTTCGAGAATGAGCGGAAACTGACGGCACCAGGATCGACGGCATCGACCTTGGGTCCGAAGAAGAATTCTTCCGGGTATCCAAGCGCCTCTGCCAGTTTCCCCACGGTATGCGGCTCAGGTTCGTTTCGACCTTGTTCGAGACGTTTGATGGTGTCGACGCTTACGCCAGCCTGCTCGGCAAGCGCTTTCGCCGTCAGCCCGCGGCGCGCACGTGCTAATTTCAATCGTGATTCTTCAAACATGTGACGCTTACCTGCGCACGATCTTGGGCTCAAAATTCTCCGCGATGCCGTCGTCGTCGAGGTTCAGGAGCGTGTCATCTTCGTCGCCCTCGGGAAGCAGGAATATGCGCTCAACTGCGCCTTCGAAGGTCTTGCCGGAAATCTTGGGGCGCGTGAGTTCTGCCCGTCCCATTTCATCCACCATGAGGTAATAGAACGCGAGCCCCGCTGCATCGTTACGGACGAAATAGCGAAGTTCATCCGGATCGAAAAGCATCGGGCCGCAGGCACGTTCCGACGCCGCACCCTTGTCCGAGCGCGGCTTCGGAGCCTTGTCGCCACATGCGCGATCGACATTGCAGAACCCGATTTTCAACCCTTTCTGGTCATTGCGTATTGTCTCAACCCCATCTTTCCGGTCGATCACCCAGTCGCCGCCAATGAACTCCTGGCGGAGAGTTGCAACGCCTTCGTGATAACCAAAGGTGCCTGCCGCGTTCGAAGGATGCAGCGCCGTCGCGTTTCCACTCGCAGTGCGAGCTGCGCGCACCGCGTTGATCAGACCCTCTATCGCCAATCCCATCTCGGCGATACGGCGGTCCACATGCCAAGGCTCGCCGAGTATCTTCGTTTCAAGCCATCCAGCCATGCTCGATTCCTCGTGCCCGTTTTTTCTACCTACTTGTAGGTCGGAAAAACGGGCAAGGTCAAGGTAGCTTTTGCGCTGACGTCTGGGTCCGAACGGCACATTCGAGAAAGCTGCACTGCAGCGTCGCCCGGAAAATATATGTCCTCTAGGGGCCGCAAGCGACGGTGATGCGAATCGATACATGAGGCGATGTTATGCGCTCCGCCAAACATCACGAATCCAGTTTCCCTCGTTCCCACAAGGCTGATCGTTCACTCTCGACGCGAATAGCTCCCCACATAAGGCGCATGTGTCGCACCTGAGGCCCATGACTTGATGATGCTCTCCGGTCGACCCCTTCGCCCGCATACATTGCACTTGAGTCGGTCAAACGCCATGAACCCCGCTGGATCGCTGCCGAGCGTCTCAGCAGTGAGTGTGGCGATGTGCCCGCAAGCGCAAGACACGCGAATGGTGATGGATCCCTGCATGACAGGAACATAAGGAGAACAAAAGGGCCTGGGAAGTAGTCTCTGAGCAAATCACAGTGCGAGGATACGGTCAGCCCACCGGTGCGCCTTCGCACTCGACGCTGCACCGATACCCGGCCCCGTCGAGCTGGTGCCGGACCGTCTTGATCAACCACTCGCCATTGATGCCCGGCCGGAAGCCGGACAGGACAAGACGGCCCTCGGCCATCAAGTCCGCCCGTCCAGGCATGCTGACCGATAGCTGTCGCTCGGCGCGGCGCGAGCGATCGAGCTCGGCCTGCGCCGCGCGCTCGGCCGCTGCCCGCGTTGGTTGAGCGCGGCGGATCGTGCGGGTCTGTGTTGCCGTCGACAGCAGCGAGTCTGCCGTCGCTTGCGCGTCGGTGATCGAGGTTGCCGTCGAGGTTTGGCGGGGGGCACCCTCCGCGCGAACGCTGACAGATGCCGCGCTCGCGGTGTCCTGATACGTGGCGACGACAGCCCTGACCGCCTCACGGCGCAGGAACCGCGCTGTCCAGGACGTTATGTCGGCCGGGGTCACGGCGACGCGCGGGAGCTTCTCACCGCTGGCGCTGGTGCTCTCGCCAGCCTTGACCATCACCAGCCGCCCGCCCGCAGGCTTGAAGATCAGACCGTTCTCTCGCGCGACGCGGTTCAGGATCGCGATGTCGCTCTCGTCGATCTGGTCGAGGTGCTGCAGCGCAATCTCGCCGGCGGCCCGGGATACTGCGGCCTGATAGCCCGCCCCGCGGGCAATCGTCTCGACCAGCGTCTTGACGGTGGTGCCGTCGAGCCACGAGCGGCTTCGCTGCTCGGAGATCGGGCTGCGGCCCTCGTCGCTGTCGCCGTGCGTTGCCGAATAGGCGGTGATGGTCAGCCGGCCCGGGGGACCAGAAACCTGCACCTCATCTGCGATGTAGAGCCCGACAACCTTCGCGCCCAGCGCGTAGCCCAGCGCGACCTCGATCTCTGCGCCAGTCTTGGGCAGCGCGATCGGCATCAGGCCCACATGGTCTGTGAGCTCGATCTGAAGCGTGTCCGACTGGGTGCCGGCCGTGTCGACGATCGTGATCGATGACAGGCGCGGCAGAAGGGCGCTGTTGACGTCCTTGCCGTTCACCGACACCGAAACAAGCGCCTTGAAGTCCATCAACCCCACAGGCGCACCTCTTGAACGATGGCAGGGGTCGGCGGATCTGGGATAAGGACCTGCAGCCCGTCCGGCAACACAGGGCCGAAGTCAGCGAGGCCGGGGTTCGCCTCGAGCAGAAGCTCGACACACCGGTTGTCCTGCCGCTCATAGACGGCCCAGGCGATGCTGTCGGCAGTGTCGCCAGCCTTAGAACGGTAGTAGCGCACGCAAGCCTCCATCGTAGCGCGTCATCGACATATCGAAGGCCTGACGCAGCGGCGCGCCCTGAGCCACGAAGACTGACTGCGTCTCGGCGATCCGCTCCACGCACCACAGGCCGAGGATCCGCCCGGTGCCGCTGATCAGGGGCAGGGGGGACCCGACCGACGCCATGAGGCGCAGCGCATCAGGTTGGCGTACACCGCCAGCGAAGGCACCGAACACCACGCCCCGCAGGTCGATGGTCTCTGGCCCAAAGCCGGTGAACTGCAGCGCGTCATTTGTGCCAATCCGCTCTTGCCGCGCCCAGCGGTACTGCGTGGTGCGGGCGAACTCCTGATAGGCCGCCGTGCTGATCGAGAACTTATAAGTGCCGAGGCGCATCATGGTTCGGCTCATCACATCCCCGTATCGTAGAGGGCCGAGCGCTCACGGTCTTGCAGTACCTGCAGAACCTGGTCGGCAATAGCGCGAGGATCCATCCCGGCAGCGGCATGGATGGTGATCCCCCCGAGGTTAAACGTCCGGCTACCGCCCCCCGGTGCCGGAGGCGCGACGCTATGACGGGCCGTCGCGAGGAAGTCCTGCACCCCATCGAACAGCTGCGCGACACCAGCGCCGCCGGTGGCCATGCCTTCCAGACGCGAACCCAAAGAGGACCCCATGTTACTCAGACTTGAGGCGATCTCGCTGGTTTGGCGGGCGGTTGCCACGAACGCCTGACGCGTCGGGAAAATCAGCTCTCTGCCAAGCTCACCCACCATCGCGGCGCCCGGCATCAGCGGCCCACCGCTGGCTCGCCGCTGAACTGACCCACGACCCGGGCTCGCGCGCGTCTGGCCGTCACTGGCAGGTGGCGTTGTCGCGCCGCGCCCAGCGCCGCCACGGCCAGGACTGACCGGGGCGTCGGTCAGGAAGTCGACCACGCTGCCTGCGGTATTGGACACCCACGTGAAGGCATCTTTGATCGGCTGAAGAAGTGCCGTCACGCGTTCGGCGAGCCACTGGAACTTGTTCACCACCCAATCGACAGCAGCCTCAGCCCCTGCGCGCAATCCTTCCCATGCCGCGACACCGGCATCTCTGATCGCGTCCCAGTTTGCGATGATCAGCCCTGCAGCGACCGCGACCCCCGCGATGACAAGGCCGACCGGACCCGTCGCTGCGATCAGCATCCCAATCGCTACGCCCAGCCGCCCGACAGCGATGATCGACGGGGCAACAAACGCCGTGCCAACAGCGATCCCGAGATTTTCCCAGCCGCCGAGCATATCGGCCATCCATGTGGCGATCTCGACGATGTGCTTGCCGACGGTCAACAGGCCTGCAGCCACGTCGCGGACAACGGGCACGGCCGCGCGCACGCCATCAACAAAGACCAGTGCGAACTCGCTCACCCGGTGGCGATTCTCGATCAGCCAATCGTTGATGTGACCCAGCTCTTCGGTAACGATTGGCATCAGCTCGCCGCCGATGGTGTAGAAGACGCCCTTCATCACCGAGCCGAGCCGCCCGAACTCTCGGCTGAACTCGCGCGCGCGCCCGGCGAGGCTCTCATCGATGACGGCACCGGCGCGCTCACCCTCGGCCATCAGGGCGGCAAGCTCTGTTTGCGAGAGCTGCAGCACCTCGATCAGCCGCTCACCAGCGGTGCCGCCGAACAGCTCGTCAGAAATACGCTGCCGCTCGGCATCGCTGCCGATCGACGACATGCGCCGCTGCACCTCGGCGAACAGCGCCGCCGTGTCTTGTGCCAAGGCTTGAACCTGACTCTGCGACAGCCCGATGCGGCGAAAGGCTTCCTCGGCCGGGCCCGCGCCTGTGACGGCGAACTCGTCGGAGCGCAGCGAAAGCTCTTTCAGGCCGTCAACCAGATCCTCTGTCTCAACACCATATTGCCGCGTGGCATAGCTGAGGCCAGACAGGAATTCGGTCGTCACACCAATGCGACGCGCCCAGCGCGTCTGTTCCTCGATGTCGCGAGAGGTGGCGATGGTGGTCAAGCCGATCGCGGATGTGACCGCGCCCACAGCGGCGCCGATCACGGTTGCCTGCCTGCGGATCGTGTCGCCCGTGCGCCCCCACGCCGTGCCGACACGGCCAATCCCGTCAGAGACGCGCTGCAACCGCTCTTGCCGGCGGCGCAGCTGGTCCATCGTGCGGCCGAGCTCTGTCAGCTCACGGTCAAGCTCGGCGACGTCGCGCCCTTGGCGGACCCACATGGCGCGCTGTCGATCGAGCTCGCGCTGTCGGCGGGCAATGTCGGTGATCTCGCGGCCGACGCTCTTCAGCTGACCGGTGACACCGCGCATCGTCGAGCGCACCGACCCGGCCATGGCCGCGCCGACGGTGATGATCGCGTTTAGTCGCTGGTTATTTGCCATTCTTCGGCAGCCCTTCAATCCACCAGCTCAGCCGCGCGGGTGTCATGTTCTCGATTTCGGCGAGCCCCCAGCCGGTATGCGACGCCAGGGCGAGGACGCCCCAGCGCAACTGTTCGGAGCTCAGTCGAGAAAACCCCGGTAGGCGTCCTGCACGCGCCCGTAATCCTTCATCGTCAGGCCCCGGATCTCGGCGGGGGTGCAGGACGCGAGGTTTGCGAACAGCGCAACCTCCTGCTCGCCGGCGCGGGGGTTAACGGTCTCGGCCGCCAGCTGGTCGCCGACGGTCGGCTCGCGCATGGCCAGCGTCATCACGGTAGCACCGTCGCGGACATACCCCTTGGCCAGCGTCACCGTGACGGATCCGTCCGCGTTCTTCTCGATGTACTCAGGCAGGCTCATGGTTTCTCCTTAGATGCCCAGGGCGGCGCGCTGCGCGGCCAGTTGGTCAGTGCCGTTGACGATGCGGATCATGTTGACGACGTCGATCTCGTGGATCGTCACCCCGTCGATTTCCTCGCGATAATAGTCGAGCCGGATCGTGAAGGTCAGCGGCGCGGGGCTTCCCGGCGTCCACGTACCCCGCGCGACGCGCACGATGCGCCCGCGCATCTGGTGCAGCGCCGGCTTGACCGCGCCGTCATAGCTCTCGAGCGCACCCCGGGCCGTGAGCTGAGCAGCGCTGCCCTGCACCAGCCCGAACAGCGCCAGCACATCGGCGGAATACTGCGCCAGCACAAACGAGGTCTCGAGGCCCTCCATGCCCATGTCGAGCGCGACCGGGGCGTCCATACCGCCCGCCCGGTGGTCTTCGGTGGCGATCGCCAGCTCGGGCGGGTTGTATTCGGTGACTTGGCCGGCATAGCCCCGGCCGTCGACGAACAGCGAGAAATTCTTGAGGACGTCACGCGCGGCCATATCAGACAAGCTCCGTCAGATAATCCGTGGTCAGGATCGAGTTGAAGGTGATGTGCTCCGCCGGATAGGGCGGCGTGAAGTCGAAGTTGAAGAACACCTTGCCCTGCGCGATGTTCGCCGGCGTGTTCAGGTCCGGGTCAGCCCAACACCGCCCGCCGATCAGCGCGCCCTGGGCGATCAGCGAGCGCATATAGGCGTTCACCCCTTCCTCGACGTCGCGCAGGTAAGTTTTGGTGATGTTGCGATCCACCGCCCAGAGGTGCGCACGCTGCAGGCTTTCATTCAGGATGTCCGCAGTGCGACGCACCGACAGGAAGGTCCATTTCGGATCCGACGAGAGCGTGCGGTTGCCCCACAGGCGGAAGCCATCTTCGCGAATGATCGTCGCAACATTCTGCTCATTGAGCAGGTTGGCGCGGCTGTTCGCATCGCCGAGCTTGAAGTCGACGGGGCGCGCGGTGCCGGTGATGCCGTTGATCGCCTGGTTCGATGGCGACCACCAGAACCCGCGATCGTTGTCGGTCTTAGCAATCAGGCCCGCGACCCGGCTCGATGCCGGCTCGATCGCCGTCTGATCGGACCGGAACACTTTGACCCACGGGTCGACCATGTAGACGCGGGGTGTGCCCCAATCCCCGGCGTAGCTGATCGCAGCAGCATCCGTTGTGTTCGGGCCATCGGCGATAATCACAGCGCGCAGACGTTCGGCAATGCCGACCATCTCGGCGACAACCGGGTTGGCGCCCGACTCGGGGCGTTGGTGGGTCCAGCCCGGGGCGCACAGGATGCGCGGGGCGAAGCCGACAACGCTCTCAGCCCCGACCAGGGCGTGCACACCCTCAAGGTTGCCGTCGGTGGCATTCACCCCGCCAACGACATTCGCGAGCGTCGCCGTCTCATCCTGGCCCATGGCGACGCGAACAACGATGACGACCGCCCCGATCTGATCCATGATCCCGTCGAGCGCGGCGGGAAGCGTTCCGGCGAGTGCACCGGGCGTGCCCAGCTTGGCCGCTTCAAGGCGACTGCCGGCGACCAGAACGGGCGTGTTCAGGGGGAAGGGCTCGTCAACACCGCCGGTGAGCGCAGCCGGCGAGGCGTCCGCGACGACCACACCAGATCCGGCACCGCCTGAAGGATAGGAAACGCCGACCAGCGCGTGTGCGGCGGCTGCCCCCTCGATGGCTGCTTTAACCTCGGCGGCCGTGGACGTGATGGCACCCGCGCCGCTTGTCGCCAGGTTCACGGTGATCGCGCTGCCGGTGACTACAACGCCCAGCGCCGCATTGTTCGCGGCGGGATCGAGCAGCTCGACGGTGATCAGGTTGCCCAGCGCGCCCGCTGCCTTCGCCGTGTAGACGAGCCCGGAGTTGCCCGTACCTGTTGCACCCGTTGCCTTGGTGTCGGGGGCGGCGTTCGGCGCGGTCCCGACAATACCGATCACGCCCGACCGCACGGTGCGGATCGGACGCGCGCCGGTGTCGATCTCGATCACCTCGACGCCGTGCAGGAAAGTCTCGGGCATGGGTTTTCCCTCGTGATGCGTTTGCGGCACTTTGCGCGGGATCCCCGCGCCGTTCCTCTGGCGGTTTGCCCGGACAAGAAAGGCCCCGCGTTAAGCGGGGCCGAGTTGTCTACATCGATCGGCGGTCAGTGTCCGATTGCGATCAAATAGGCGAGGGTGCCGCCACCGCCCGAATCATCGATTTGGCAAGTCGTTGTCGATGGAGTGCCTTGGGTGAATAGCGCGTTTCCGCCCTCCCTTGGTGTGGCTGACACATTCAAGCAGGCAGACGGGAAAACCATCGGATATGTCCAGATGTACGATCCGAAGGCCGGTACCGAACATGTCGTCCACTGCAAGATCAGGCCGCTGGGCAAACGTTGGTAACCGCTTTCGCTAAGATCTGCTGATGCGTCCCACGCGGCGGACGGGCCTGCGAGATGCCACACTGTGGAGAACTGAACGCGGACCAGCGTGGCCGAGTTGCCCGGCTTGATGGTGATGCTTGCCGTTGACCCAGCGCCGCGATCGATCTGCTCCGAACCATTCCCGTCGACGGTCAGGGCTGCCGTGCCCGTGTTATGGATCGTCACCGCGCCGCCGAAGGCCACGCTCGCAATGGCTGGCAGCGTGATCGTCGCAGCGCTGGCCCCGGTGAACACATAACATTTGCCGACATCAGCAGCGGTCAAGGTTACGCTGCCTGTCGCTGCTGTGCCGCCAGCATAGTTGCCCAACGCGCGCTGAACGAAAGCTGTTGAAGCGATGCGCGTGCTATCGTTGAACTGGGTCTGCGTCGGCACGGTCGGGTTGCCAGTAAAGGCAGGACCCGCCAACGGCGCCTTAGCATTCAGGCCGTCGGTCAGGCCCGCAATTCCGTCGATGCCGATCGCGGCAAGATCCGCGGCCAGGGCGTCAAACTGCGCTTTGAGCCATACGGTGCGCCGCGCGAGCTGAAGGTGCGGGATGTTCGACATCCCTGCACCGGTGCCGGGATTGGGCGCGCCGCCAACAACCGGGTCGGTCGTCTCGATTTGATATACGCCACCTTCCCATGTGGCAGCGGCGTCGGAAAGGTCCGTCATTTCATGCAACTCCGTGTGAATAGGTGCCGTCGTGGACAATTGCCGCGTCGTACAGATTGACTGCCTGCTGGTAGTCGAGGGCCCTCAGGTGCGAGCGGACAGGCGCAACCGCCCCGACAATCCGCCGGACCTGTGCAGCTTGTGCAATGCTGATCGGTTGATCGAGCGTCAGCCTGTACTCGGCCCAATGGTCTGGCTCGTCGTGATTTTTTGTGCCGTCATACAACAGGGAACCGTCATGGTATTTTCGCCCGAACCGTTCGGTCAGCACCGCACCGCCGAGGCCGGCAGCGGCAATCGCGTCGCGCACCGCGCCAACGGTCCCCTTGCGCCGATGGACCGAAACAGACAGCGCGATTACCTCGCGTTTGCGGCCCTCTGGCCAGCTGCTCTCCCACTCATCGACAGAGAGGCCCCACGCCAGCCACGGGAGCAGCTCGGCCGAGCACGTCGCGGGATTCCAAAGGGTGCGAAGGGGAATATCCAAGAACTCAGGGCGCGCAGTAGCCTGCTCGATCGCTCGCTCCGGGTTGGTCGCTGACGATGGGAGCAGCGACGCCACAATCGTCTGGTCCGTCCAGAACAAACTGTCATCCCAGACCTCGCCGTCATTCCACATCGCCGACGGCAGAAAGGCGCTTCCGACGTCAGTCATCGATCCCGCCATCTGTCAGAACGATTGCGGAGCACCAGCTGGCCTGCACACTGCTGATTGCGATCGATGCGGCCGGCTCGGCAAGCTCGACGCGCTGGACCCCGGGCCGGTGAAGAGCGGCATAGATGCCCGAAGTGGTGATATCCCGCCCAACCCGGTGCTGGGCTGCGGCGTATGCCTCGATCGCCTCGTGCGCGGCCGCCAGGATAACGGCCCGATCCGGCCCGGCGTAGAAGAACAGCGTGGCCTCGATCGAATAGGCAACGATCTCGGCTGACTGCACCACGACGTTGTCGCAAAGCGGCCGGATGTCATCGTCTGAAAGCGCAGCCTCGACGGTAGCAACCAGCGCAGGACTAGCGGTGCCATCGCCGGTGGCGGACAGGATCGACACCAGAACGTCACCAGGGCTCGGGCTGGTCGTGCTGACGTCGAGCACGTCACTGTCGGCGCTGAGGGCGTGGAACACATACGCACCCGAGGGGCCAGCCGTGCTGAAGCCCTCAAGCGACAATTGCACCCTGCGGCGCAACGCCGTGTCAGTTTCCAAGACAGCGGCGACCGGCGGCACTGCGCCGTTGTCGGCAGGCGTCACCACCAGGCGGGTCACGCCGAAGAGCGCAGCGAGGTTGTCGAGATCCGCGCCAGTGGCATAGGCGATCATATTCGCCCGGGCAGCCTCATTGATCCTTTGCCGGATCACCGTCTCGCGATACGCCGTGACTTCGAGAATTTTATAGGCGGGGTCGCTTTCAACCAAGGCGTCGAACGTCGCATCGCGTGCGCGCAAGTCAGCGAGCATCGCAGCGAATACAGCTTCAAAGTCCAAGACCTCGACGACGTCCGGGGCAGGGAGCAGGGACAGGTCGACAGCGGTATACGATCCGGCCATCCTTAAACCTCGATCCCATCGACTGCGATCGGATCGCCAGTCGGGGTATAGATGCCCTCGACGGTCAGCACGATGCGACCGGGCTCAAGCGAGTTCACAGAGACAAGCTGCACGTCGATCCGGGGCTCCCATATTGCAAGCGCCTCGGCAGTGCTGGCGATGATGTCGAGGATCGTGTCGTCATTGACCGGCGCATCGATCAGGGAAGGGAGGTCGCTGCCATAAGCACGGCGCATGACGCGGGTCCCTTTGCGGGTCGTCAGGATGTCACGGATCGACTGGCGCAGGTGCGCCAGCCCTTCAATGTGCTTCCCGGTGGTCGCGTCTGTGCCGATCATCCGCCCATCATGCCCATGTGAGCCTCGCCAACCCTCTGGCGGGTTGCCATCAGTGGGGAACCGAGGTGTCCGCGCCGCCCGGGGTGATCCCGCCGTGAACGTGATCGGCACCCACGTTGACTCCGTTGTGCGTCAACGCCGATCCGTTGATCGTGACGCCGCCGGGTGCCGTGATGTCGACGGCGCCGCCCGCGATCGTGATGGAAACACCGCCGGGCAGCTCGATCCGATAGGTGCCGCCATCGCTGGACGGGGCAGGGAACGCATCGGACGGAATCGATGAGAGAATGACGCCCTGCGCCGTGTCGCCGCTCGGGCAAACGACGACGACCTGCTCGCCCACGACAGGGGGGGCCCAGACCCGGGCGCCGCCGGCGCGCCCGGCCGAGAACTGCAGCCAGGCGCTTTCCGTGTCACCCCCGAACGTCACCCGTGCCCGAGCGTTCGAAGGATCCACTGCCGTGATCCGCGCCATACGGACTGCGTTGAGCAGACGCCGCTCGATGTCCGCGATCTGCTGCGTCATTCGCCGGGATCTCCAAGCACGGTGTCATAATCATCCGCATAATCCGTGCCGATTTCTGGCGACCAGCTCGACACGACGCGCTGCGGCAGCGTCCCGTCATTGCGCCAGATCGAAGCGCCGACATGGATCACCTGCGCGAAGTCGACGCGCCAGACGACAAATCTATCCAGATCCGGGGCGAACTCGTCTGGCTCAACGACCGACACCTGCGCCGGGCTCACCGGCTGCCCGAAGCGGTTGCCCTCGATCAGGTGCGCGATAGCCAGCGCCAACCGGGGCGCGGCAAGATAGGCTTCGGGCTCTCGAAACCCGACGACGATATGAGCCTCGAACCGCGCAAGCATTGCCAGCTGCTCGGTGCCGATGTCGCCAGCACTGTCGCGCTCGAAATCAGCGACGCGCACCATGCATGCGGGTAGGGCGAACTCGCGGCGATCGGGGTCATAGGCCTGGGCCGTCACCCCGAATCCACCCGCGCCAATGGCAGCCAGCTGGGCGGCGACCAGTGCGTCAAGGTCGATCGCGGTGTCAGGTGTCAGCGGTGTGTCAGGCATACGGCCCTCTCGTCTTTTGGGTCGTCTTAAGTCGATCATCACGAGAATGCGCGGCTCGCACGCTCACGTTGATGCCCTCATGATCATTGGCCATTTGGCAGAAGACGTGACCACCTCTGGCCCGCCGGCCTCGAGCGGCGCGATCTGGTCCTTTTGCCATCAGTTCCCCCGCTGGCGGCCGACCCCGTGCAGCACTCGCGCGCGCAGGTCGGACATGAAGTTCTTCATGAACACGTCGACGAGATCGTCGAAAACGTCATCTTCAAGGATCACGTCGGCGCGGTCCTTGATCGGGAAGGTCTGCTCGCTGATGGGAAAGCGACCGCGGCCCGCCCGCTTGTAGATTGTTCGTGCGCCCTTTTTGCCGACGGCGACGAACGCGCCCTGATAGGTGCGACCTCGAAACTCGGCACCGGTCGCGGTCTTCGCCGGGCGCCCCTTCAGGTCACTGACCGCGAGGTCATTGAGGCCAATCCACAGCGAGATCTCGCGCAGCTGCTGACCGCTTGAGGATCCGCGTGTTCTCCGGCCCGCCCGCAGCTCCCGCAGGCGTTTGCGCAGCGTATTTGCTCGGCGCACATCCAATCCCTTGCGCAGCGCTCTTGACGCTCTGGCGCGCATCGTCCCAGCGGTGCGAGACAGCGCCCGGCTGATGGCCATTCCGACCTGCTTTTCGGTGGCGCCAAGGTGATCCGCCGCCGCTTTGATCTCTTGCCAGTCAATCTCGGTCCTGATCATCGGCCGCCTCCGCCCATCTGCGGAGCGATCCTCAGCCGTGACCAACCGTCGCCCTGAACCTCCGGTGACGCCATGACGTCGAAGGCACGGGCACCGAGGCGGATCTCGTCACCCTTCGTCGCGCCCTGCACGTTCGCCTCACTGGTGGCGATCGTCGGCAGCGTCGTGTCGTGCCGGTAGTCGCCCAGCGCTGCATCCGCCGACGGCTCATCAAAGAGAACCGGGAAGGATCGCAGCAGAGCGCCATCGCGCCACAGCTGGGCGGTGGTCGCGAACTCGCCCACGTTCAGGAATTCGCCGAGATCCTCCCAGTCGAGCGCGGGCATTATTCGCCCGCGTCGCTGCCTGCGGCTGCGGCCTTCGCCTCATGCTCGCGAATTTCGGCGATCAGCGTCTCACGACCCTTGCGGCCGGTCTTGATGCCGTACTCGCTGGCAATGTCGCGCAGCTCGTCGTCTGTTCATTCCTCGAGCGCTGTGATGGACTCACCGTCCTCGAGCGTGACAGGCATGGTCGCCGTTGCCAGCTCCGCCTTGCCACGATGCAGCAGGTTGCGCGCGAGCGGGCCGTCGACCTCGACGGTTTCGCCCGGCCGAATGATGCGCCCCGCAATCCCGACGGCCGAGGTGATCTTGATCAGAATATTTGCCATGTCCTCGTATCCTTTAGGGTGGACCAGGCCGCGAACGGCCCGGCCGATGTCACGGCATGGTGCGCGTCTTGCCGACCATCACGAGGCTCGCCGACACCGTTGGCGAGGTGCCACCGGCAGCGCGCGAAAGCCGGACGAACTGGCGCAGACCATCGGCGTCGATCTCGGCGGTCACGATGCCGGCGGCCTCGACGGTCAGCTGGTCGAAGGCGTGCGCCACCTCCCAGCCGGTCGAGCCGTCGGCGCTGTGCTGCAATTCAAAATCCCAGGTGGGCGACGTGCCGCCGGGCTGGGTGTGCGACAGGATCAGCTTTGCGCGCCCGATGAACTCGGACACATCAACGGCGGATCCGTTGCCGGTGGCCGTGAGCGCAGCGACAGCGGCAATGGAGGCGATAGCGACTTTCGTCATGGCGGTGCCCTTATGAAGAGAGAAGCGTCAGGGCCGCAGAACGCGGCCCCGCAAAGGTCACGAGGTCTTGCGACCGAGACAGAAGCTTTCGACCCGGCGGTAGGCCATATCCACGTCCTGCATCATCACGATGCGAACGCGACCGCGGGCGCTGTGGGTGAACGGGTCGACGGTAATATCGAGACCGCCCCACATGCCAATCAGCAGGTCCGCCCAGTTGCCGAACATGATGTCGCCACCGTCGACCTGGTTGGTCGCCTCGGCGCCATAGCCGTTGACCGTGCCGCCGGGCTCCCAGATCACACCTGCGTCGGTGCCGGACGCGAATTTCGGGGTTGTCTTCATGTGGCCGCGCATGGTTGCGCTGAACACATAGGCCATCGAATCGACATCAGCGTTGTCGGCGGCAATCTTGGTCTCCATGCCAACAACCTCAGCATAGGTCGGCTGAGCTACCGTCGCGAAGTCTTGCGCATTGATGCCGGAAAGCTTCGTGACCCCCAGCGGCTGATGAGCGGAGCCCGAGCCATAGAAGCCGGCGTGATCGATCGCCAAGGCGAGCGCCGTCGCCAGGTCGCGACGCGCCAGCGCTTCGACGTCGAGCGACGACTGCATCATCATCCGGCGAGTCAACTCGGTCATGCCGGCAACGGTTTTCGGTGCCAGCGAGAACTGACCGAATTCCATGGCGGACAGAATGGCCTCATCATCTTCACCGAGCCAGTAACCGGTAGCACCGCCGGTCTGCCGCGGCACATCCATGGTGCCAACCAGGCCACCCATCGGCGTCCCAAGCTGCATCAGCACGGCGCGGTTGCGCAGCATCTCGACGAAAGACTGCGACATCAGGGTATTGGAAATCAGATAGCCGCCGGTGTCCCCGGCGGCCGAGCCCGAGGTCGAGGTGCTGATCGCGCGCGTCAGGACGTCAGTCGGAACGAGGGTCCCTTTCGGTGCACGGTGCGCGTGCTGTTCGGCGGCGCGGGCGCATTCAAACTCAAACGCCGCGGCACGTTGCAGCGACTGGTCCGTCGGATTGGCCAGTGCCCGGATCAGGCGGAGGAACGAATAGTTCCGGGTCTCGCGTTCCGTCATGCCGATTTCAGCGGCGTTGCCATCGGTGATCTGCCCGCCACGCGACTGGTTCATGCGCTCGAGCAGTGCGGCGTTGAACTGCTCCACAGTGGAGCCGCGCTCGACATGCTCGCGCAGGAACGGGGCGTCAGCACCAAAGCGGGTGCCGATCTCGTTGAGCTGGCGCACGCGGCCGCGTTCGCGCTCGGCACCACGGGTCTCGGCACCGGTGTCGGGTTGGGCCGGTGCCTGCGGAGCAGCCGGCGCTGGCGCAGCGGCGCGCTCGAGGATCTCGACGGTGCCAGCGACATCGTTGCCGTCAGCGCCGACCTGGACGCGGCACAAGTTGCCCTGGGCGTCGCGGTATTCACGGTATTTCATCGCGGTGTCTCCCTGCGATTTCTGTTGATTGGCGGCGCCACTCTCGGCACGGGATCCGTCCAGCGATCGACCGACGCCCACCGTCGGATCGGCCGGAACAGACACGATGCTGATCTCGTAGGGTTCCCAGTCGGTGATCCGAACGAGGTCTGACGCGCCCTTGCGCGTTTCGACCTCGATCTTGTGCACCAGGTAGCCGATCGAGATGTGTCGGCGGATGCCGTCCTGGACGTCGCGAAAAACCTCGTCAGCGTGAACGGATCGGCCGAAGCGAACCACCGCCCGGCCGATCTTGTCAGCATCGACGCGCACGCTCTCGACAACCCCGATCTGGTCGCGCCAGTCGTGATTCATCAGAAGCGCAGCGCCGTTTTGCATCCGGTCGAGGCGTATCGCCTCGCTATCATGCACGAGCACCTCTTCACCGAACCACCGTTCAACCGGCGTCTCACTTGAGAACGCCAGCTCAACGGTTCGAGCCTCGATGTCGATCTCGCGCACCGCGACCGCCGCGCGCCGCAGGGGCTGCCCGCCGTTCGCGTTGATCTGCTCGGGCGTCACCGCCCGTGTCAGGTATGCGCCGATGATCTCGGTTTTCCGCATCTGGTCCCTCGCTTTCGCCGGACCATTTTCAGTCAGCGCAGCGGCTGGTTCCTCTGGCGGTTTGCCCGCTGTTGCGATTGCCGAGACTCATTGAGCCGATGAAGCGTGTCGCTTAGATCTCAGGGTCTGGCACGAGCTGCAGCCTCTGCCCGTCAAGGATTGCCGCGGCTTTCCAAGCGGTCTCCATCGGCACGGTGACGGAAAAGTCGCTCATACTTTGCGCGGCAGCAATGGCGCAGCCCTCGGTGTTGCCCGGCGCCTCGCCCCAGTTCACCTGCGACATGGCATCGCCAGCCGCCAGAAGCCACCTGATAGTTTCCAGTTACTCAGTTCCGCAGTAAGTGGCTCCCTTATCGCATCGTCGGAATGGACGGGAAGCGGAAGTTCGCTGCGGACGCAAACGGACTAAGGCTTCACCCGAAACCGGACGTTCGAGTCGCACCTGCATAGATAACCATAGTTGGTATACAGTGGTTCGTGACCACCGATCATCGACACCCCTAGATTTTTCCGCCAACGCCCTTGAACTTTTCAACGAACGCAGAGATGCGTTGGAACACATCTCTTTTTTTGGTCAGGTATTGTGGATTGAGCGGACTCATTTTTGGAAGGATCGAGTTCAACTCCGTGCCGTTTTCGCTCGCATATTCGCGCTTGATCGACGTCGCGATGTAGCGCTTGGCGGCATCCGCGTTCAATTTTTCATCGGTTATCAGTTCTTCCGCTTCCCGGCGTTGTTCGGCTTGTGCGAAGGCAAAAAACGCCTCAATCACCCCGGCCTTGTCCCCCAGTTCGTCAAGGTTTGTCTGATTGATGAAATCGACGATGAGGCTTTCTTTCGCGCGGTTGCCAATACTGGCGCGGATGACACGGCGAACTTCGCCAACGAGCTCTGACTTGCTCTTCGTTTTTTTGTTGTGCTCGAAGATTCGCTCAAGGATGTAATCCAGATTGATTTCCTGGGACTTCAAGAGGTCGACCTCAAAGACGACATCATCCCAGTCGATCGTTGACTCAACCTGCTCGGCGCTCGTCTTTTCACGGCGAAGCCAATCCCGGATGTCATTGTAGATCGAACGGTAGTCCTGGACCTTTCGGTCAGCAGGCATCTCGATGCTCTTGAGCCCGTCAACGTCATCATCACTCAAATGATGCCGCTCCTTGAACGCTCTCACCGCTTCGGCGTCACTCTCGTCAATCTCCTGAAGCTCTCTTAGGCTGGAGAACTCATCATAATTCTGAAGGGTATTCTCAACGCGGAGATACTCGCCGAACAGCTTCGCAAAGGCCTTCTTGTCCGCTTCCTTTTCGATGGCGGCGGGGTTCGGGAAACGCTCTTCCAGCTCACGGACGACATCGACAAAGCCTCGCCGCGCCTCGCCTGTCGTCTGGTCCGTAAAACCTTCCATGTATTCTGAGTAACTCTTCTCCAGAACGACGTTCTTGGTATTGGCGTTGCCGAAGAGTGTGATCGCCTTGACGGTCGCCTCTTCCAGGTCGCGGAAGGTAACGATGTTGCCGAAAGACTTGGTCGCATCATAAATGCGGTTGGTGCGGGAGTAGGCTTGTATAAGGCCGTGAAAACGCAGGTTCTTGTCCACGAACAGCGTGTTCAGAGTCGGCGCGTCAAAGCCGGTCAGGAACATGCCAACCACAATGAGCAAGTCGACTTCCTTGGACTTCACCCGTTTCGCCAGATCCCGGTAATAATTCTGGAAGCCTTTGCTATCGACGCTGAAATTCGTTCGGAAATAGGCGTTGTAGTCCGCGATGGCGACGTTCAGGAATTCCTTGGCGCTGCTGTTCAGCGCCGAAACCTCAAAACTCTCGTCAGGAATGTCGCCAATCGCATCCTGTTCTTCGTTGGCCGCGAATGAAAAGATGGTCGCGATCTTCAAGGGCTTGTCGCTACCGTCCTGCAGCGTATTCAGCTTTTCATAATAGAGCTTGGCTGCATCAACGCTGCTCACCGCGAACATGGCGTTGAAGCCCTTATTGTCTCCATAGAGACGATGCGTCTTGCGGCGGAAGTTTTCGAGAATGTACTGGGAAATCTCGGCGATCCGTTCGGGGTGCTGAAGAGCTTGCCGGTTTTCGGCGGCGGTCAGCTTCTTTTCGTCCTGTTCGGTTTCGATCGCTTTGAACTGCGGGCGCACATCGTTGTAATCGACCTTGAACTTCAGCACCTTCTCGTCGCGGATCGCGTCGGTGATCACATAAGAATGAAGTTCGCTTCCGAATACGCTGGCCGTCGTCTCCGCACCCGAAGCATTTTCCGGAAAGATCGGTGTGCCGGTGAAGCCGAACTGGCAGAACTGCTTGAACTTCCGATTGAGGTTCTTCTGTGCCTCACCAAACTGGCTGCGATGGCACTCGTCGAAAATGAAGACGACGCGCTGGGTGTAGACCGGCAGGTCGCCCTCGCTCTTCATCAAATTGTTGAGCTTCTGGATGGTCGTGACGATGATCCTGTTGTCGTCCTTGGAGAGGTTCTGCTTCAACCCGGCTGTACTGTCCGATCCATTGACGCTGTCTGGCGAGAAGCGCTGATACTCCTTCATCGTTTGGAAATCGAGGTCCTTGCGGTCGACCACGAAAAAGACCTTGTCGATGAAATCGAGTTCAGTGGCGAGGCGGGCCGCCTTGAAGCTGGTCAGCGTCTTGCCTGAGCCCGTAGTGTGCCAGACATATCCGCCGCTTTCCGGCTTTCTAAGCGTCTTGCCTTCGAACGAGCTTCTGATCTTTCGTAAGATTCGTTCCGTCGCCGCGATCTGATAGGGGCGCATCACCAGCAGCGTGTCGCTGACATCAAAGACGGAATAATCGAGCAACACCTTCAACAGTGTGCGCTTCTCGAAGAAGGTCGCCGTAAAATCCTTTAGGTCCCGGATCAGGCTGTTATCCGCCTGCGCCCAGTTCATCGTGAAGTCGAAACTGTTCTTGTCGCGCTTGGTCGTATTGGCGAAGTAGCGCGTATCCGTGCCGTTCGAGATCACGAAGATCTGGAGGTACTTGAAGAGCGAACTGTCCGAGTTGAAGCTCTCCTTGCTATAACGGTGGATCTGGTTGAACGCCTCCCGAATGGCGACGCCGCGCTTTTTCAGCTCGACCTGCACCAGCGGCAGCCCGTTCACAAGGATGGTCACATCGTAGCGGTTCGCGTGGGTTCCTGCCTGCTCGAACTGCTTGATGACCTGTATCTTGTTGCGGCAGACTTGACGCTTATCGACGAGATAGATGTTCTGAATCCTGCCGTCATCGAAGACGAAATCGAAGATGTAGTCGTCATGGAGTTTGCGGGCTTTGTCCGTCACGCTGTCGCTGGGCTTGTCCAAATAGGTTTCGACGAAGCGCGCCCACTCCTTATCGGTAAACTGAACATCATTGAGCGCCTGCAGCTGCACGCGCACATTGGCCAGCATGGCGTCTGTTGATTTCAGGTCAGGCAGATGCTCATAGCCCTGATTGCGCAGGTCCTGAACAAGCTCGCGCTCCAGGTCGCCCTCAGACTGATAGCTGTCAGCCGCCTCCCAGGCGCGCACGTACTTGTCCAGAACGATAAAGCGATTGGTCTCGGCGATCGGGGTCGTCTGCTCAGGCATTCGGGGCCTCCTCCTGCCAATAGCTGTAATTGTTGCGCAAATGCTCCAGCAGGAGCTTCACCGTCTGCTTTTCCTGCGGCGACGGCTCGGCAATGGCCTCGCTAGAGAGCGTACTATGGCTCGTAAACTGAATGATGCGGTTCAGGTAAAGTTGCTGGTCGCCCGGCAGCAACTCTGACCATCGCGGATAGCCCAGAAAGTTCGATGTCTTTTCATAGAGATTGCGCAGCAGTGTGAAATGATAGCGCTCGATCTTGTCCGCCGCGATTGCCTCCTCCAGCGTCCGCTTGAGGTAAAGGTGATACGAAAAGCTCTGGTTGGAATCGCCATTCTTCGCGTCTAGCTCAAAGGTTCCATCCTCCAGCCTTTTCAGCATGTAGCAGGTTTTTTTCCCCAACTCATTGAACAGCACGTTAAAGAACAGCGGGCTGTGGGTCGTGATGATGAACTTCAGGCCGTTCACGCTTTCACTTCTCTTGATGAGGTCGGCGACATCGACGGCAAGCTGAATGAGATGGTTCTCGTCGAGCGAGCTAACCGGGTCATCGATGAATATGTATTCGAGATCGTTGAACTGATCCGTCTCGCGCTCATCGACTTCGGCGACATTGCGGGTGCTGATGACCTGATCCAGCAGGCAATAAAAAATGCTCCAGATGAAGTTGCTTTCTTCACCCTTCGATATTTTGAGACGTTCTGGGTTGGTCGCCGGATCTTGCCCCAGTGTGAAGATCACTTCGGAAAATGCCGGGACGGCAATCTCTTTGTTGTCCTTGTCCCTGGTTTTGTATTCCTCATTGAAGCGGGGCGTAAGGTTCTGCTGGGTGTAACGCTGAAACACGGTAATCACATTGAGGTCGAGCCCAAGATCTTCGAAGGCGGACCTGGTGAACGCATTCGGCTGAATGCAAAGCTTCCGCTCGGTATCGCCGGTCAGATCATTGTCCCAGTAAAAGAGGTCTTCGGTGAAGGCGTTGTAGTAGAGCACCTTAGGGCGATAATCGTCGTCCCGTTCTTCGGTCTTCGGGTCGATTAGCTCTCTGAATGCGCGGGAGAGACGGGTCTTTCCAGACGCATTGAACGCGTAAATCAGCTGCACCTTTTTATCGGCGTCCCGCAGCAACTGCGCGATCTCGGTCAGCGTGTGTCCCATTTAAGTCGCCATGTCATCAGGTTTGGGGAAGCTTAGGAGCAGATCGCGGTAGTGGGTGTACTGTTTTTTGCGGGCACTAAGCTCGGCACTAAGCTCGGCGGCAAGCGCGGCGAAGCTGTCGAGTATCCGAACAATCTCCCCCTGTATCGCCAACGACTTCTCTGGATCACTGGGGCATGGGATGGGGACGGTGATCTGAACCAAATTCCCTTTCGTCAGCTTTGCCCGCCCTTTGCTCGACAAGAAGGGAAGGAAGTTGGTCGTCGTCAAACAGTGGAAAAGGAACCGCGTATCGACCGCGTCCGTTCCTCGCACAACATGAACATGGTTGTTGGCCCAGAATTTACCGGAGACATATTGGATTGAGTAGTTCTCGAGACTTGCTGAACCGTCCTCAGCGATGAGGACGTATTCGCCGTTGTGGGTGTGGCCATCGACGTAATCCTGAATGTTGTTAGCGCCGTAGTAGGGGATATCTCCAGCTGCACGCAATGATGCTTTGACCGGCCTGCGGGCAGTATTGGCAAGCTCGAAATAGTTGTCATCACCGAGCGGCACCCACGCCACCTCAGCCCCATTCAGCAGCTTATCCAGAAAACCCGCCGCACTCATGGACTGAGCCTCGTTGGCGTCAATCTCCACAATGATGGCGTCGATATTAGTGCGTAGCTGATCGATCTTCTCAACCTTGGCTTTGATCTCCTCATTCAGCTCACCAATGTTGACGATCTCGCGCGTATCACGCGGCTCGACATAGGAGCTGACCGAGAGGTTGTAGCCCCGCTCCACGACGGTCTCATACGGGACCGAGGCGGCGACATGGTCGACGTCTTGCTTGCTATCAAAAATCTCCATCACCCGCCCGATGTGTTCGTCCGTCATCAGATTGGTGTTGGTGGCCTTTTTGAAAAACTCCTCTCCCGTAGCGTCGATGAATTGGATGGCCGTGTCGGTCTTGTTCTTCGCGAGGACCAGGATCGTCACCGCGATGGTCGTTCCGTAGAAAAGGTTGGAGGCGAGCGCAATCACCGTCTCGACATAGTTGTTGTCGACCAGATACTGCCGGATCTTCTTCTCCGCGCCGTCGCGATAGAAGATCCCCGGAAAGCAGACAATCGCCGCGCGACCCTTGGCTGACAGGTAACTCAGGGCATGGAGTACAAAGGCAAAATCCGCCTTTGATTTGGGCGCCAGCACGCCAGCGGGCGCGAAGCGGTCATCATTGATCAGCGTCGGGTCATCCGAACCGATCCATTTCACCGAATATGGCGGATTGGAGACGATGGCATCAAAGGGCTTGTCGTCCTGAAAGTGGGGCTGGGTGAGCGTGTCACCGCGCTGGATATTGAACTTGTCGTAATTGATGTTGTGCAGGAACATGTTCATGCGGGCAAGGTTGTAGGTCGTGTGGTTGATCTCCTGCCCGAAAAAGCCCTCTTCGATGATGTGTGCGTCGAAGTGCTTCTTGGCTTGCAGCAGCAGGGAACCGGAGCCGCAGGCCGGGTCGTAAATCTTGTTGACTTTTTCCTGCCCATGCATGGCGAGCTGCGCAATGAGCTTCGAGACATGTTGTGGGGTAAAAAATTCCCCGCCGGACTTGCCCGCATTGGCGGCGTAGTTCGAGATCAGGAATTCATAGGCATCGCCGAACAGATCAATCTGACTGTTGTGGAAGTCTCCGAAATCCAGCTCCGCAACGCGCTTCAACACTTTTGCCAAGCGGCTATTCTTTTCCGTGACTGTGTTGCCCAGGCGCGTGCTGGTCGTGTCAAAGTCGGCGAACAGGCCCTTGATGTCCAGCTCAGAGGGGTAGCCATTGGCGGAGGATTCGATCGCCGCAAAAACCTGAGCGAGATCGGTGTTGAGGCTATCATTGGTGTTAGCGTTCTTCGCGACATTGGCGAACAGCTGGCTGGGATAGATGAAATAGCCCTTGGTCTTGATGGCGTCGTCCTTGATGTCATCGGTGACGACATTGTCGGGAAGACCAGCGTAGTTGATGCTCTCGTCATCCGCCGCGATGTAAGCAGCGAAATTCTCGCTGATAAAGCGGTAAAAGAGCGTGCCGAGGACATATTGTTTGAAGTCCCAGCCATCGACTGAGCCGCGCACATCGTTCGCAATGTCCCAGATTTTCCGTTGTAGCGCCGCACGTTGTTCCTGGCCGGTCATCTCTCTTTGTCCTTCTTCGGACTGGCTTCACGCTCGATCCAGTCCTCAATATCCACGCGCCGAAACCGCCAAGTGCCGCCAACCTTGAAGCCGGGCAACTTGCTTTCGGCCGCAAGGCGGTAGGCGGTTTTCTTGTTGATCCTGAGATAGTCGGCGACTTCATCAATGGTCATGATGTCAGCTGCCATGCGAAGCACTTTCCGAAAATCATCCATTTTGAGATTTCTATGGAAATTTGCGGATTCCTACAAGGGGGGAATTCCAAGCGATTTCAGAGTTCTGATGAGATCGGGCTGGCTTTGGGTGTGTCGCTCCTTGTATTTGGGTTGCGTCGGCGTTTTAGATGTCCTGACACCTGAGCCGTGTCACCGCCCAAGCCCTCTAGCTCTGCCCACGGTCCAGTCGCTGCCGCCTGTACGTAGAGACTGCGAGTTCGACTGCCCCTTGATTTTGCTAATGCAGCGAACGGCGGGTTCGACGGGCCGCATCGCAGCAACAAGACCGCACAGTGGAGGTCGGCTATGGGCCGTCAGCCGCCGCTAGGGCTTTTCGATACTTGGAATGTTCACATGGCTTGCGCCAAGCATAACGAACACCGTCGCCTGGCGCCGCTGCCCGGTGCTCGAACGGCGCAACTGTCTCGCTTAAATCTTCGGGTCGGGCACAAACTGCAAGCTCTGCCCGGCAAGGATTGCCTCGGCATTCCACGCGGTCTGCATCGGCCCAGCGACCGAGAACACGCTCATGCTCTGCGCGGCAGCGATCGCGCTGCCCTCGGTGATGCCCGGCGTATCACCCCAGTTGACCTGCGGCATGGCATCGCCAGCCGCCATCAGCCGCCACATGGTTTCCAGTTCCGCCGTGGCGCTCATGTCCTGCATCAGGCGATGCGTCGGCGCGGTCTCAAACGTTGCGCCAGGATCTTTCGCGCAGACCTTCCGGCCCCGCGTGAAGCTGTTCGGTCCTCTGCCCATTGCGTCAAAGACGATGGACAGCTTCTCGGCCTGAGCCTCTGGCACGATGATGATGCACGGTACATTGGCCATGTCAGGCGCTCCAATAGTTGTGAAGTTTCAGGATTTCGGTGGGGGTGAGCACGCGGTCGCTCGCGAGAGCGTCAGAGATAAGCCCAGAGAAGAGGAATAGCGGGGTTCCATTGATGTTCAGTCCGCCCAGCGTCACCCCAAGTCCATTGGACGTAGGGCCACTCTGGGGGGCACTGTAAACTTCCACCCCGTCAGCATAGAGGTTCACTGTGGACCCATCCCACGTGATCTCCCCGGTGCGCCAGCCGTTACCAAGGTCCGGCCCGCCAAAGATGATGCTCGGTGAATTTTCGCCAACACCCCCAGATATTTGCCCATTCGCGTGCCTGGTGAGATAGGCGCGATTGTTGGCACCTGATGAGCCTATGATGCCTCGAGTTCCCGTCGCCCCTTGCGAGGCCTTGAAACGCGCCGCCAGCGTTCCGGCAACGCCCGGTTTGAACGTAGTCTCCAGCCGGTCATCGCTGCCGTCGAAAGACAGACCTGTGCTCTGGTATGTCGGGCGCGCACCCGCTGTGGGCTGTACGCCGTGGTAGCCGGGGATTTCACGCACCGAGATGTTGCCGATCTCGACGTACTGCCCGGCTTCGGACGGCACGGCGATGCAGCCGACATACATGGTTTCCACCGTCGCGACGAACACCTCATCAAAATCAAACGAGGAAGAAAGCAACGACCCTGACGGGAGAGTCGCCAAGTGACCAACGCGATTTGAGATGGCGCCGACAGTGCCCGCAAAGCCAGTCTGGGTCACACGATAGAAGTTACCGACCACAAGACCGGTGATCTCTTGAGAAACCCCCATTGCCGCCGTCGACGCTGCGGTAACGCGGATGCGCCCGCCTGCCGAGGTGATAACCTCCGATCCCCGCGCCGCCAACCAACCGTCGACCGCCGCGCCGTCGCCGTTGATCACCCTTTCCGGCCCAGGCTCCGGACCCGGTGTCTTGCTCAGAACCAGACCGGCTGGATTTCCCGGCGCGGAAACATTCGTGATGCCCGCGCTTGTCAGGAAAAGCGTGCTCAGGTCGCGGTGGGCGAACAAAAGGCCCGTGTCGGACGGGCCGAAAATGGCGGCAGGTGTCCAGCGGCTGCGCGACCCGAATGGCGATCGCGGATCGAAGGGCGATGCGCGGTTACGCATGGCTGACCGAGATAGCCCCCAGCCCGGTTGCTGATCTCGCCCACACGCGTTTAGCCATCGGCAGCCCGGGGAAGAGGTCAGAGAGCGCCTCATTCCGGGCACCGGTTCCGCAGGGATAGAACCATTCGGCGAAGTCCCCGGTGGGCTCCGTGCCGCCTGTCGTTGCGGCAATCATCACCTGCGCCCCCGAGATAACCTCGAAGGAAATCGAAGCGACATCGCTCGATGTCAGCTCGGTCCACTCACCCTCGGGCAGGCTCAGCTTGGTATTACGCGGCATTCTTTGCGCCTCCTTTTTTCTGTCCGCTGGCAGTATCGCCGTCGTTCGCAGGCGCATCGGCTTGATCAGCAGGCGCGGGCGGTGCGGTGCCCTTCCGGGTCAGAGCAGCCTCGATGAACTGGTCAGGGATCCCGGCCGCGCGCATCTGCTCGACGTCCTGCGCGATCTCGCGCCAGACAGTTTGAGGGTCTCGCCCCTGGTCCCGGATGTAAGACCCAAAGGACCGCATCAAGTTGTCTTTCTCGGTTACTGCGGCGTCGACGTCAGCCCGCGGGTCGATCCACGACCAGCGCCGGGCCTGCCACAAAACTGACCGGTATTTCTCCAGGCGCTCGGGCTTCAGCGTTCCGCCGGCTGCAGTCTTGATCCGTCCGGCCAGCAATGCCCGCGGCAACCAGGCCAGGAACACCGGCTCGACTAGCATTTCGATCAGCCATTCCTGAAGACCCTTCCAGTGCTCGCGCTCGTCAAGCGCGCCTTGCCGGATCGACGAGAAGTTGACCCCCTCGAGATCATTCGCGAGGTTGTTATAGGCCACGCCCATGCCAACCGAGATGCCGCGAAGCATTTCCTTTCTGAACGGCGCGAGCTCGCCCAGAGGATAGGTCGGGTGGTTCGGGACAGGCTCGACACCCGCGGGAAGCTCCTGCCACACGCCCGCCTCAACATCGACCTCGATCGAGGCGTCATCTTCTTCACTTTCAGGGCCATAGCCCTCAGCCCATTTGAAGAATCCGCCCTTCGCTGCTGACACCCGGGCGTTGACCAGCGCCGCCTGTTCGTATCCGGCCAACATGCGCATGCGCCATAGCGCGGTGACCATCCAGGGCAGGCCGCGCTTTTGACCCACCATGTCCTCGACAAACCCATGAAGGATTTCAGACGCGGGAACCGTTACAAAGGATCGCCCGCCGAACGCGTAGTCCGCATCGCGCTCATCCGTGGTCGTGAACAGGTAGGCGATCGGGCGGCCATAGCGGTTGAATCTGATGCCGTGCCGGATGAACGTCCCATCTTGGCGGCGCTCTTCATCGTAATCGACCGGGCATCGCTGCGGATCCAGCACCTGCAACGCGAAACCCCATGGACCCGCCTCTGCGCCAAAGATCGTGCGCACCATGAACTCGCCGTCCCGTGCCGCCGTGGCGGCTGCAGACTTCTGGATTGCGACGAATGAGCGCCGGCCAGTGACGTCAGCATTTTCGCGACGGCACCAGTCGCGCCAAGCTTGCTCGATCGCATCGTTCGCTTCGGTGTCGAGCGTTCCGCCCTGGTCGCGCGCCTGTGCCTGCAGCCGGATACCGACAGGACCCACCACGTTCTGCGTCACGGTCCGCAGGAAGCCACGGCCATAATCGTTGTTCAGTGCCTGGTCACGCGACCGCGCCACAACGGCGCGCTGGTTGTTTCGGATCACCGTGTCGGCTGTTACCGGCGTTGCGGTCCAGCTGGCCGACAGCCGATCTGTTGCACCGGCATCGAGGTTCCGTGCCGCAGCTCTCGCGGAAGCCATCACAGCCCGCTGACGCGCTCGCCGCACGATCCCGCCAGATTGCGGCGCAGCCGTGATGATCGGCTCAGCGCGCGCAGCGCCGGTATTACCCGCCTCTGGCGCGCCTTTCCCAAATCCGAACATCAGAACCTCGCCAATATTTGCCGCCCGAGCAGCGATTGCCCGTGCCGCGCCGCCTTCTGCCGGCGCACCTCGTCGCGATAGCGGGATCTGAGCAGCAAGAGGTCGGCAACGGTCATCCTCGTGATCGACCGGCCGTTGATCTGATAGGCCTGCTGGTCTTTCGTCGCGCGCCCCTCGATCACAGCCTCAATGGCAACGAGAACGCGTTCGGCATGCGACCGACCGTCATGGCCGGATGCAATCACAGACAGGTCAGCCTCGAGCGTGAGCTGACCCTCGTCGACAAGCGCGACCTCGGCGCCCTGAACCGCGCGCAGCGACCACCAGTAGGCTCCGGGTGCCCAGCTGGACGTCATCGCTGCATCAGCGGCAATCAGATGTGAGGATCCGCTGGCAGTCGAAGTCAGATCGATCTGGGCCGGGCCGCGCAGGTAGAGCGCGAGCGACCACTCTGGTGCCCGGTATGCGGTCAGGGTGATGCTGATCGAAAGAGTCACACCTGCGTAAATCGTGCCCGGGATGTTTCCCGCCATGCCTCACCACCTGTTCACCCAGCTCGCCCCGCGCTTCGGGCGTTTCTGGCGTGCGCCTTTGGCGGCAGACTGCGCTGACGGTGGCTCTTGGTCCTCTGGCGGTATGCCCGCCTGTGCCGTCTGCGCAGCAGCAGAGGCCCGAAGCCGCGCACGCGGTGCGCTGATCGTTTCCACCGGTGCTGGCGTCGGTTCGTCGTCGTCGACATCCGTCGCCAGGCGCTTCGCCAGGCGCGGCAGATTCGGGTTAATGACCTTCAACGCGGCATAGGCGTAGACACGGCAGTCAAGCGCTTCGTTCCTGTCACGCGTCTTGTGCCAAGAGCGCACGGCAAATCCGCGCAGATGTTTGGTGACAAGCTTCTCCGCTGTCGCCATCGCGAACCATTCGGCGTCACGATCATCGGGAACATGGCAGTAACCCGGGCCGAGGGCGGTTTGGGCGAGCCGCCGCGCAACGATTAGTTTCGCCTCGTCGACGCCGACCGAGAACAGGTCGACCTTCCGCGCCCGCTGGCCGGATTTTTTCTTGCTCGGTGCACTGACGATCGGGCGGCCCCAACCTTCGACCCCTTTGATCGCGAAGAGGCGGCGCCCGGTCTTGCCTCTGGCATAGTCATAGGCGGCTTGTGTGTAGCCGCCGCGCCCCCCGGTATCGAGGCAGGTTGCCGAGATCGGCAACTGCGCGCCGGACTGGTGCAGCCAGGTGCGCGACAAATGGGCGTCCAGATCATCCCAAACGTCGCCGTGAAGCGGATCGCCCCAGAGCACGGTATAGTCGACAGACCAGCTTTCTTCCCCCAGCCCCCAAGCCACGGTTTCGAGCTCGAGGCGATCCTCTTGCATATCAACACCGCAGGTCAGGACTAGCCCGCCGGCGGGCACCGGTGCCGCGAAGCGTTCCGCGCGGGCAATCAGGTCCGAGGATTTCAGCTGCTCGCCAGCCTCTTCCCAGGTCTCAGCCAAACTCACGTTGACGAAGGTCTGAAGGTCATTCGCCGCCTTTTTGTCGAGGAAGGACTGCACGATGTCGCGCAGTTTTCGCATCGTCGAGTAGAGCTCGTTAAGATGATAGGAAGCATGACCTGTGAACGGCCGCTCGGCCTTCCAACCTGCTCCGACCTTCTCAGCGTCCCTGATCGCGGCGACGCGTTCCCCATCGGACCATACCGTGCCGCAGTCCTCGGCCTCGCAAAGATACCGCGCGCTGGACGGCAAATGCTCACCGCCTGCGCCCTTGTCCCAGACCACCTGCGCCCAGCGCAGCGTTTGGTGGTGGCCGCAGTGCGGGCAGGCGACATGGAACCTGCGACCATCGCCTTGCTCGAACGCGCTCTCGATCCAGCTCGCACCTTTGATTGTCGGCGTGCTTATCTCGAGCAGCTTGCGCTGATCTCCAAAGGTTGCCGCGCGCTGCCACAAAAGCCCGACCGGATGGCCTTCGGCTGTCCGATCGTAGCCGTCGGTCTCATCACACACGATGAAAGGGGCTGAGCGTCCCCGCATGGTCTTTGGACTGCCAGACCAGCTGAACATCAGGAACCCTCCCGGATAGGATTTCATGCGCTGGTTGTTTACCCCGTCACGCCCGCGGGGCTTTGCAATCAGCTCCTGGAGCTCGTCGCTCGCCTCGACCAACGGGTTAAACTTGGTTTCCAGCCAGGTGTGCAGGTCACCTTGGCTCGGCTGCATCATGATCTGCGACGTAGGGTTCTGAGCTATGCGATACGCCTGCGCGCACAGCGCGAGCATTGTTTTGCCGACTTGAGCGCCCCACATGAGCGTAATGCGCTGGCAGTCAGGATCCGCCGTCATATCCAAGGGCTCGCGCTGATAGGGCGCGTTGTCGAACCGGATCAGGCCAGGGATGGCGTTGCCGATCGGCGCCTTAACTGATTGCTCGGCCCACTCAGTGGGACGCAGGTCAGGAGGTGGCCGCAAGTGCCGCTGCGCACGAGAGACCGCAAAGATGATCTCAGACGCGTTGCCAAACGGCGCGCTCACCCCGTGTCGTCCCCGTCATCGTCTTCGTCTTCAAGGTCGTCCGCGCTGAGCAGCTGCGAGTCCGCCAGAGCCTCGAGAGCCCGGTCGACCTCTTCCTCGAGGACGTGACGGATTCGCGCTTCGTCTTTCTCACCGACGATCATCCTTGGCACGCGCGACGCGATGGTGCGCATGTTTGCGCGGACCTCGGCGAAGGCCTTGACCATGGCGCTCTCAAACTGCGCAACCGGCGCGACGTCGGCTTTCTCACGAGCAAACGCAAGCTCTTCGCGCCCGGTCATCGCTGCCAAGCGGCGACGCTTCAGTTCCTGTTCCGAGGCGGTGACGTTGCCGGCTGCCTCATCCCGCGCCTTGAGCTCTCGCCAGGTAGCAACTGCGGCTGTGTTGAATTCGTATTCGCGCCCCTTGCCGCCGCGTTTCTCAACAGGGCAGCCGTTCCGGATCCAGTGATCGATAGTCGGCATAGCGACGCCAAAGAGCTCAGCGAGCCCCGTCCTGTTGACTATCCTGCCCGTCTGCCTCCGGTTCGTCATGCGCGCTGCCTATAATAATAACCCATGATTTCAGCGGCCTCGCACATGTACATTTTTGCGCTTCCATGCCCCCCGCAGTAAATCCGGCCAGAAAGGACCCGGAAAATTTCCTAGCGTTATCAGTGACTTGACTTGGTCCTCGCACCGTCCGACCCAGATCACCGTCCAGCACCGTCGGCGCGGCGCGACCACGCTAGGCAGCGCCTCTCTACTGCCCCGCATCGGCATGGACGCACGCGGCGTCGGTGCGCGCGAGCAGGGTCGCGCCCGTGCTCACCGAGGCGTCGCCACCGTCTGCGAGAAGGGCATCGGCGTGCGCCGCGCGGTCAGCCCGTGTCGCGTCGCACAGTGCCTCAAGATCGGCGACCGGTGCGGTCGCGCAACCAGTCGCGAGCAGCAGCGGGATCGCCGCGAAGATCAGGCGCATCATCAAGCCTCCGTCTGGTGTTGCGGTATCCCTCGGCCCGGTCAGCTCGATCGAGAGCGTCGTCACGCTCTTGCGTGCGCAGACGCAACAGGAAGCACAGAGCCGCGAACGCAACCGCCGATGCGGCCGATAGCCAAAGGCGCAGACGCGCAATCATCACTGCACGCCATCAGCGAGCCGCTTGATGCGGTCGCGCATGATCCACAGCCCCAGCAGCACGACAGCCCCGGCGAATGCCAAGGCGAAGATCTGGGCAGTGCCGTCCAGTGCGCCAACGCCCGCCACGGCCGCACCAGCCCCGGTCACGACCTGCGCAACAGACCCTCTGAACGCAGCGCCGTCGGTGGGGCGCTCGGGCTCTGGCTCGGCGCGACCGGCAGCCACGTGCGGGTCAGGGATGTGCGCGGCAGCGCCGGGCAGGGCGGTGGCCATGACAATCGCCCGGTCGATGACACCAGTGTCGGCATCATCCCAATCAGGACGCTCGCCCATCACGCGACGGCGCCAGCCGACGCCAAAAACACCAAACCGCGACAGGGTGCGCAGCCATGCCATGCGGTCACGGCAGAGGGCAGGGATCAGGGATTGCGGGTCAGCTCTCTCGACAGCATTGAGTGTCACCTCGCCAATCACGCCGTCGGCAGTGACACCAACGGCGCGCTGCAGGAACTGTACAGCGCGACGCGGCCCGCTGTTCACAGCGAAATCGAATACCGCATAGTCGACGCCAGCAGGCAGGGCGTCGCCCTGGATCGCGTCCCAGTATTGCCGACGATAGATCTCGGTCACTTCGGCGTCGGTGATCTCGCGCACTGACCTAAGGGCAAGACCCTTGCGGGCGCGGAACGCATCATAGACGCGGCGCGTCACGCCCCGGTTGGTCTCGCCGCCCGGATCGTCGGGGTGGTTTGCATAGCCGCCCTCGTGCGCCAGCACCCACCTCAAGGCCAGATTGAAGCTATCGCGCATGGTCAGCCCTTCTTGTCGAGCAGGACATTCTCAATTCTGATTACCGACGATCTGACATCGTCGATGGCGGCGCGGTCCTCTTTGCGCTGCTCATTGCGGTGTGCGAGGTCACGCTCGAGAAGCTCGATTTGGCGCTGATTTGTCAGCACCCGTCGCACGAGCCAGGCACATGCTGTGACGATCGCTGCCCCAGCTGCTGCAAGGATTGAGATGATGATCTGCTCGATCCGCTCGTATTGCGTCACACTGCCACCTGCCTGCCCTTCACCACCTTTGTGGTCTCGGTCTGGCCCGCTACCGTGCCTTTTTCCTCTGGCGGGTTCCCCTCAGCCGGATATCTGAGGATCTCGCGCACGCGATAGGTAGAGAGCCCCACCGCCTCAGCGATCTCATCCAGGGCTTTGCCGTCAGCGCGCATGCGGGCGATCTCGCGATTGCGGAACTCACGCACGACGAAACCACAGTTGGCGGGCTGGAGGATTGCGCCGCCGAAGTGCCGCCGCATCCGTTCCGCGTCATCGTGGCCCAGACATTGGATCAACCAGTGATCCTGCGGCATGCGCTTCGGGACGTAGAGCACCCGCCGCCATGGCCGTGAGCCAGATGTGGGCAGCATACCAATTAGATACAGCGCCCGAGCCCGCCCGATGATGTCAGCGATCTCCTGGGCACTCGACGGGAGTCCTGCAGAGCTCATCGGGCGAACCTGTCGGTGGCACTGCCCCCGGCCGACCGCCCGGTGCCGCGCTGGCGGCCGCGAAAGGCCTCAGCAGAGGGCGTGCGGATGCTGAGATCATCGACCACGATCAAACACCCCGCTTGCGCAGCTGCGCCTCGGTGACGTGACCGCGCGCCAGCAGTGCGCCTCGAACCTCGCTCGAAATGGCGTTCGGCGCGATGTAGCCGCTGCCGGTCAGGCGCTTGCGCCAGAACTCGACCCGCTCGTCGAGAGAGGCGCGGGGGCTCTCGGCACCGCGGGATCGCCTCGAGCTCTTGGACCCGCTGGCATTCTTCGCCGCTCGGGCCATCGCAGGGCCCAGGGCGCGCGGCCCCTGCGGCAAGTCGGGCTTCTCGAGGGCGAAGGCCCGGGCTGTGGCAATCATTTGAGCCTCGGTCAGGCCCAGCGCCGTCCATGCCTCGCGATACCGGCCATCCCGCGCTTCGATCGGCCAGTATCCACTCTCAGCGAGCGACGGCTCACCGAAAGCCTCGGCCATCGACTTCACAAAATCCACATTCAGCCGAGCGCGCTCGCGCGCATCGTCTTCGTCGTTTACAGGTTCCCTTAAAGGTTCCCTTACAGGGTTAGTGTCCAGATTCTGGACACGGCTCTGCGGTAAATCTGGACACGGCTCGGGGTCCAATCTGGACACGGCTCCGTGTCCGGTTTCTGGACACGGGTCAGCCTCGTGTTCTTTTTCCGTTCGTGTTTCGCCGTGTCCAGTTTCTGGACACGGGCTTTGTGCGAACTCAGGCTCGAACCCCAAAATATAGCGCGTGGGCCGCTGCCGGCGCGTGGTGGGATCGACCGATCGGACACGCTGGATGTGTCCCTTTTCCTCGAGCCGCGCGAGGTTGTCATTCACCGACGCACGCGACATGCACGAGGTCTCTGCCAGATAGGACTGGCTCGGGAAACACCCGTTCCGGGGGTTGTGACAGTCCGCCAGGCACAAGAGCAGCAGCTTCTCGGCCGGGCGCAGGTCGCCCAAGGCAAAGGCCCAGTTCGTCGCAATATGGCTCATGCGGTACCTCGTGCGCCTGCAGGCGTCATCTCAGCCGCCACGGCGGCAACGATCGCCCCCAAGGGCGAGGCGTGGTGATCGGCAGCAGAGCGGGCACTGGGCAGCTTCAGTAGGCTGTGGCCGAGGTCAGCGGGATCCGCGCCGAGCTGCAGCGCGATGCTGATCAGCACGCAGGCGTCGGAAATCACCGCCGCCATGTCCGAACCGGTCTTGCCGCCGGCAAAGACCTCGAGCGGTGCCGCTGTTTCAGGGTCAAAGCCGATCGTGACGGTGAAGCCGTGCGCGTGATCATCACGCTGCCACAGGACCTGCCGCGTGACCGAAGGACGGCGATCTGGGGGGCGCTGACGCATCATGCGGCCCTCAATTCTTGCCGGTCCCGCTGCATCAATGGCGTCTGGACGGCGGCAGTCTTGGTGACGCTCAGGACAACGCGTTTCATCGCAGCAACTCCCGAAGCCCGCGCGGCACAAGGGCGACGATCTCGCTGGCCACCGGCGAAAGGGGCGCAAGCTCGATGACCGCCACGGCACCGGCCATGGCTGGCGTCCACACCGCCGTCGCGCTGCGGACCCACCTGCGGCTGTCGTCAACGATCACGCCCGCCCGGACGAACGCATCCAGATAGCCCTTGAGCGTGTTGTCGCTGTCCATGTTGCCGACGCTGTGCTCGCCGACATAGAGCGTGATCGCGACCGGCAGGGTGAAGCGCGGCGAGGCATTGGCGCGGATCGCATCGAGGACGCTCGCGCGCCACGTCTTGTATTTTGCCGAATGCACACGCCCCTTGCCCGGAACGTTGCAAAACAGGTTGTTGGTGCTGATCGGCCCGGGCAGGGCAAGGCAGGCCGAGGAAGGGGAGACGGCCATCACTCAGCTCATCCCCAGCGCAGCTTTGTAGAGGTCGAGGATTGCCTCTTCCTCGGCAATGTCATCGGGCTCGCGCTTGCGCAGCGCGATAATCTTGCGCAGCACGGCGGTGTCGTAGCCGCGCCCCTTCGCCTCGGCCATGACTTCCTTCTGCTGCTCGGCCAGATCCTTCTTTTCGGCCTCGAGGTGCTCGTAGCGCTCGACAAACTGGCGCAGCTCATCGGCGGTGACGTCATAGGCGGTGTCGGGCATGGTGTCCTCCATCTGCCCGCAGGCGCGGGACAAGGGTGCAGAATATCGGGCGCGCCAGGTGCGGCACGCTGCTGTGGTCTGGTAATTGCGGGTGCTGTGCGGCGCGGGCCGCTGGCTTAATGCGGCGGCTTCCGCCCAAGGCTGCGCTGCACCTCGAAGGTCAGGGAACCGGTGTCAGACGTCACCACGGCCACCGGCCCGGACAGGTCCAGCTCAAAGACCGCGTCGGGTTCCGGCGCGGCGGCGAGGGCGACTCGCAGTGTCGCAATCAAATCGTCAAGCTGGTCGCGGGTCATAGGGGCCGAGATCATGCCGGGCCCTCCGGCCGATAGCTCGGCAGAGCAATGGTGCTGCCGCCGTCCACGGGAGAACAAACGGCGACAGCGATCCGCGCGGAGAGGAGGTCGCGCGAATAGGTCATACGGCGCCCCCTCGAACGCCCATCTTTGTCTTAAGCGCAGCCATCGCATCACCGGTCAGTCGATGCACGTCGTCGAGCTCGGCATAGGCGCGGGCAATGGCCTGCGGGTCTTCGGGCGCAGCCTCATAGGCTGCGAGTGCAGTCACACCCTCGGTGGCCTCGCGCAGCATGTCGAGATGGCAGGCCAGCCCGGACTTCATCGGAAGCCCGGACAACTCGCGCGACCGCATGTTCGAGAACGGGTAGCGTCGCGTGGCGTTTTCGAGAGCACAAACCCACGAGTAAGGAGGTTCGGAGTTGCCATTCTGAATGCGCGACAGGCTGGCCGAAGATACCGAATGCCCGACAGCCGCCTCGATCGCTGCCATCGCGGCTGGCTGGCCGCCTGCGGCTTTGACCAGCTCATCAAACATATGGGCGCGAAGGTGCAGGGTCATTGAAAACGGTTTTCCTTGTTGATGGCCGATAAAGACGGATCTTGCGTTCAGGAAGGGAGGTGCTCGGATGGCATCAGGAAGCGGCACGGAGCGGGGGATTTTCCCGCATGTAGGCTCGAACACGGTCACCGGTCTCAAAGCGAGGGCTGGATTTACCGTCTTTCCAGTCTCGCCACTGGCCGTGGTTTGCGCCGATTGCCAGCTTCAAGAGCCTTTGAGGCGAGGTGCCACACTGCGCACAGTAGGCTTCGATGTCTGAGATGAGCTGTTCCATAGAGGTCTTTATGGGGGATTATTCCCCCGGTACGCAAGGGGAAATCACCTCCATTACACGAGCGCCGCTTGAGGGTATATTTCCCCTCATGGAAAAGCCCTTCAAGGATGCCCTGGAGTTTGCGATCGAGACGACCAAGCGGTCGCTTCGCAGTGTCGCTATCGATGCCGGGGTGTCATACGATCAGCTGAAGAGCCTCATGCAGGGCAAGGCTAAGTCGACGAATTTCGACGACGGCGTGAAAGTGGCCGCTGCCTTCGGCGTGTCGGTAGAGGATTTTCTTGCGGGCAATCTGACATTCGCAGGCCCTACCGTTGCGGTGGCAGGCTGTGTCGGGGCGGGCGCGTCTGTCGAGCTTGTTGATGCCTATGACAAGGGCGACGGATTATATCACGTAAGAACGCCCGAGGGTGTTAGTCCGCGCGGCATCGTTGCAGTAGAGGTGGCGGGCGATAGCATGTCCCCGGTCTACCAGCCTGGCACGGTCTTGTTCTACAGCCGTGATGTTGTTGGTGTCCCTACTGAGGCCATTGGCAAGATCTGCATCTGCGAAGACGAATCTGGCAAGGCATGGGTGAAGGTTGTGCGAGTGGGCCGCGAGGAGGGCACGTTCAGCATGATTTCCCTGAACCCCGAGGCAGGCAACATTCATGGTGTACGCCTCAAGTGGGCGGCGCCGGTTAAGTTCAGCTTGCCGCCGGAATATGTGCAAAAGATTGAGTGACCTTTTTCGAGCTCGTGTGGGCCGCCGCTGGCGGAAAGTCTGCTGAACTCAATGATGACGCACCCCGCCTAGAGCGGGGCTTTTCTTTGCGCTGCCAGGGCGCGCCTGCGTGCCTTGGTGCTTAGCGGCGGCTCGGCTGCTGAATCCGGGGGAATTATCCCCCATATTCTATTGACGGGGGAAAATTCCCCCTATACGTTCGCTCCCATACTCGAAGGCATCGAAGGGAGAGACCATGGACACCATCATCGACCGCCTCGGCCCGGTATCGCCCATGCGCACGGATCTTCCTGCGCGCATGTCACAGCATCGGCCGGGTCAGGTCACATGGCCGGAGCCTCTGCTTGGGCGCAGCTGCGCCCAGTGCGCGCATCTTACCCCGGAGAAGCCCCGCAAGGACGGCACCCTGCGCGGGCGCTGCGCGAAGGTCATGACGCACCAAAACGTGCAGGGGGTGGCGTTCAGCTTCGCCGACGCCGTGGCATGCCCGCAGTTCTACGCAGCGGGGCCAGCACGATGACCTTTCGCCCTGACAGCGCCGACCGGCCAGAATGGCAGGCTCTGGCGATCAACATCCTCGTTGGTGTTGCGATCGGCGGGGCGGCGGGGTGGTTCTATCTCGCAATGACCGCCCAGCGCGTCGCGGCTCTTCTGGTTATTGCGCAATGACGCGGCACCCGTCCGAGGTCAGCTTGCGCCCGACGCCCAGCGCGCTGCGTTACCTCTGGCGCTGGGCGCAAGAGAAGAGCGCGTTCGCCAAGACGGCTGGCCGGGCCTTCCCGAAGCTCGATCTTCTGCCGATGGGGCTGGCCGGGCAACCCGGGAGCCACGTTGAGCTGCGCCACTGGAATGGCGACCGCATGTTGCGCGTCTGGATCGACTACCAGGCTCCGGGCTGCTGGGCGTTGGTTGTCCGGCTCGAGCGCCCGCTGTCGCGACAGAACGATCAAACCACCCTGAACATCCCGCGTGCCGTGGCGCGTCTGGCGATGGCCGAAAAAGGATGACCACTGTGAGCACCACCCGTTCCGTTCCGCTAACCGCCACCGCCGCCCAGCGCCTCGCGCGCTGGACGCCGAGCTTTGAGTGAGGGGGCCGGTGGCCCGCCCAGCGGATGAGGCCCCTATGATCGTTCGAGGCCTCCACCTCGCCCTAAAGCGCCTGCTCTGCCGCCATCAGTGGGAGCGGATCGGCGATCACACCGAATGCGTCAAATGCGGAAGGACCCAGAAATGAGCATGCGAGCCATCATCACAGTCGCCGCCATGCGAGAGGCCATTCAGGCCGCAAAGGAAGGTCTGAAAGTAGAGGTCAAGCCTGACGGTACGCTCATCATTGCGCCGGTTGCATTTGAGCGCGATGCTGGTGATGAGTTCGACCTCGTGAGCATGAAGCGATGAAGCGCGAACTGCCGAAATTCGTCTATCCCAAAGGGAAGCGGGGCTACCTGTATTTCTGCCGCGGGAAGACGACCCAGCGAATTCAGGCCGACTTTGGCACGCCCGAGTTCTGGGCCGAGTATGCTATAGCTCTGAAGGGCAGGGCGCCCGTCCGGCCCGGGAAGACATTCACCGCGCTGATCGAGAGCTACAAACGGAGCAACCGGTTCAGCCGCCTCGCGCCTCGCACAAAGGCTGACTATGACAAGGTCCTGACGTTCATCGTGGATCGGATAGGCGGGCTGGATCCGGCAAAGATGCAGCGCCGCAGCGTCATCGCCTATCGGGATGAGAACGCGGGGGCCGTCCGCTTTGCAAACTACCTGGTGCAGATCCTGCGTATCCTTTTTGAACACGCGCACGACATCGGCTGGAGGAATGACAACCCGGCGAAGGGCGTCTCCCTGCTCAAATCGACGGCCGCACCGCGCGAGCCGTGGCCAGCTGATCTCGTCGAAGCGTTCCGCGCGAAAGCGACAGGCCCAGCGCTTTTGATATTCGAACTGTGCCTGGGCACAGGCCAGCGGATCAGTGACGTGCTTCGGATGCGCTGGAACGACATCGAGGCAGGCGGGGTCAACGTCACCCAGGGCAAGACCGGTGCGCGTTTATGGGTGCCGCTCACGCCTCAACTGCGCGCCGTGCTGGCCGTGACTGCAAAGGACGGTCTCACCATCGTCACGACGCGGGGCGGGCGGATGATGTCCTACAAGACCGCGCAGGGCCATGTGATGCGGGTTCGATTGCAGATCGGCGGGGAAGGGCACGACATCCACGGCTTGAGGCACACGGCGGCATCGGAGTTGGCGCGCCTCGGGTGCAGTGACGAGCTGATCCAGTCGGTCACTGGCCATTCCAGCGCCAGGATGGTTGCTCACTACGCGGGCGCAGCGCGGCAGAAGGCCCGAGCCAAAGAGGCGCAGGAGAGGCGGGAATGA